CACATCAATCCGCGCCAATTCGGTGGCCAGCTCGGTGCGGACCTGGCTGGCGATCGTGGCAGCACTGGGAACGGAGGGCGCATTCGTCAAGGTGTCCACCGTTCCCCCGGTGATCGTCCTGCCGGTGGCGTAGCCCCAAACCGCTGCGGCGATCGTGGAGCTGTTGTCGATCGCGGTGGTCAGGGTTCGTGTCGCGGCGGCCCAAACGGCGGCGGCGATCTCAGCAGCCGTGGGGCGGCTTGACACCGTGGCGTCAAGGTTGTCCAGGTTGCCTGCTCTGCCAGTTGTCAGGCGGCTCAGCAGGGTGGTGGTGCCGCTGGTGTCGGCGCCGTTGTAGGTGCTGCGGCTGCTCACGGTGGCATCCAAATTCGCCAGCTTGGTGCTGTTGGCGTCCATTTCGGTGCGGATCGCTGCAGTTGTCGGGATTGCTGCAAGCTGGCTATTTAGATTGGCGCTGGTCAAACCAATGGCTGCGCGAATTGACTCCGCTGAAATTGTCGCCGTGCCGGTGGTGGCATCCACCGCCACACCAGAGAGCACGCTGCTGGCGCCAGGGACCGCACATGTGCCGGTTAGCTCAGAGTTGGGACCGAAGACCGTGCCGCTGCGGACGTTGCTGGCTGCAGGGTTGCCGCCCACGGAGTCGGCGGTGTAGAGGGGTCGGATAGTGGCAAGGTTCGCGCTGCGAATTTGGTAATAAGTGGCGGGTGGTGAAGTGTTTTGCCAGAACCATTTGACAACAAATAAGGGACTTACGCCTGTAGAGTTTGTCAAAAATGGACCAGACAATATAATAACACCAGTGGAATTATAGAGTGTTCCTATAGCTGGGCTCTGAGTTGCTTGAATGGCTCCTGTAGCCGAAACAGTTCCCGTGCTGTTGTTATACACACCGAAAGCTGCGTTTGCACCGCTGCCTCCTGATACCGTTCCAACTATACTTATTAAGCCAGGTCCGCTATTAAAAACTCCGCAATAGCTTGACTCGGCTATGACGAGGCCATTCCCTCCAGTTACAGAACCAACTATGTTAACCGTACCACCCGCAGAATTTAAGATCCCATATAAGAAGCCACCGAAAGAACCCGCTCTTGTTCCTCCTACCACATTTCCAGTTACATTTAGAGTTCCGCTGCTAGCGTTATGAGCGCCATACATTCCATTTGAATTGCCAGCGGCGCCGTTTATTGATCCAATGACGTTAACAGTGCCTGAGCCGGCATGATACAAGGCGCTCCCCTGGGAAAAACAAAATATATTAGCTATAATCGTACACGATTGTCCGGACGCTAAAGATGAGTCTATACAATTCCCAGCACGATGATTAACTCCTACAGCAGCCGTACATGTCAACGTAATCCCATTAGTCGGCACAAACGATCCACCAGTCGTCACCCCAGTCGCAGGCCCATTGCTAATACTCAGCACCGTCGGCGACGTATCGATCGTCACCGTAAACGTATTGCTATAAACATCATCGCTACTGGTTGGCAACGCCCCGGTATTCCATACCGTTGTATCCGACCAGTTTCCCGACTTAACTGCACGAACGATCGCCATGATTAAAGCCCCTTTGCGTCAATAAATGCCTGAGCCGCTGCCTCCAACGCCTGCAGGAATGCCGCTATTGCCGGATCTCTGGCAGCCTCCACCGTGGCATCGCCGTAGGACAGGGATCGGGCCTCGCCCTCCAGCCGCTCCGGTCCATCAGGCCCCAGTAGATATGGCGTCAGCCGCACTGCGATCGAAGCCCCGAACCCATTCGGTTGCTCCATCGGACTGAGTGCCAAATTGGCCACCAGCAGTTCGTAGGTGTTGCCATCTCGGCTGATTGGGTTGTTGGTGGTGATGGCCATGGCGATCAGGAATAGGTGGCAGAGGCGCGGCCAGTCCAGGTCGCATTGGTCGCTGTGGCAATCGTGGTCGTGCCATTACTGGCAACGTTGATTCGTGTGATCGTCCACACCGCAGCCGACTCAGCAGAGCCAGCCGTTGCCGTGCCGCAATAGCTGTAGGGGGCGGCGAAGTCGTGGCGGCGAATGCGAACAAATGTAGTAGGACCTGGCGTAGTAGTAGTGCCGTCCGTGGCCACCGGCATCAGAGCAACCCGGCAGAAGGTGCCATCGTCAAATCGCATCGGCTGCGTTTCGACCTTGTAGCCGGCGCCATCCACGGTGATCACCGAGCCATAGCCCAGCCCGCCGAATGTTGCAGTGGGCACGGTGAGCAGGTAATCAATCACGTTGATCTCACCGCCGAGGATGAGCTCGGAGTTGAGGTCGAGGATGCCCACACCAGAAACGGCTCCGGCGACCACAGGGACGCCGAAGCCGTTGAGGTCGAGGAAGACAGAGAGATCCTCGGTGAAGGCCATCTCAGCTGTACTTCTTCAGGCCGTAGCCAAAGCAGGTGACGTTGCTGGAAGCGGTGCCCGTCTCAGCGGTGCAGCTCAAACGAATGTAACGCTTGTGGTCATTGCTGTTCAGGGTGATCACCTGCTTTGATGCAGCGTTGGCAATCGCGGTGAAGCTGCCGCCGGTGGCAGCGGCATAGGTCGAGTTGTCATCCGACTCTTCAATGCGGAAGGTCAGGTCAGCGCTAGCGCCAGCAGCAGTGCCGGCCAGGATGATCTGAACATCACCCTCGAATCCTTGAAGGTCCACGCCGGTCTGGTTGCCGGTAGCGGTGATCGTGGTCGTAGCCAGAAGGGTGAAGTGCTGGAGTTTGTCCAGCGAAAGCTCATGAACAGCCATCGGTTTGACGGGGGGTTGATTTACGGGAGCGAGGCTTTGCGGCCTCTGGTGCGGTGATCACCACCGGATCAGGACCTGGCGCCTGCTCAGCCCTGCCCATGGCCAGCAAGAGCCGGGCATCTGCAGGGGTTGCCTCCACCACGTCGCCAACCCGTGCAGGTCGGCCACTGATTGAGGTTTGGCGCAAGATCCTGATCCTCATGGCCATCACAGGGTGTTGTTACCGCGGCAGAAGGCTTGGGGGTGGCGCACTGCGTAGTCGATGGCCTGATGAGCCACGATCCGGATGTTGCCCTCCTTGTCCTCTGAGTAGGGGTTCACCTGGAGATCGACGGCACCGAAGAGGCCCAGAACGAGCTGGCTCCAGACACCGAAGAACACGTCGCCAGTCTCCACCTGGTTGGAGCGAACCACGCCGTAGCTGTTCACGGTGCCGCCAGGCTCGAGAACAAACTGAGCGGTGTTGGCCGCTTTTTCGGTGGTCTTGAATCCGCCGTAGGTGGTGGCGTTGGTGACGTACCCCATGGTGCCAATGTCGGCGTCATCGGCCGCGACTTGGGTTTCCATGTCCACCAGCTCGGCATAGGTGGGCTGGTTTGCAGCGAAATCCTTGGTGTTGATCCCTGTGGTGATCTTGAGACCTTCGGGCTGGGAAGAGGATCCCAGGCCATAAAGGGCAACCCGTGCTTGCTCCAGGGCCATCACGGTCACCAGGTCATTACGGACAAACGTCTCAACGTCGATGGAGCTTTGCAGCATCAGCGAGCGGGAGAAGCGAGTCCAAGCGCTCATTTCCTTGAGCGTCATCGTGACCTGGCCCACGGAGGGCTCAGATTCGGCGGCGGCCGCGCCTTCACCCTTCCAATAGACCTGGCTGGCGCCGGTCTGCCTGGGGATGCCCACGGGGCCAGTCAAACCGGCCAGGATGGTGACGCCAAGGCCGGTCAGAAAGTTGCGCTTGCGCAGCAACTCAATAAACGATCCGGGACGAGCATCGGTGAAGATCAAATCACCGGCGGCGGAAGCGGTGTTAACAACCAAGGCCCGGCTAAGTACATCGTTTGCAATCAGCATTCCCTTGGGATTGATGCCCATCCGTTGCGCGGTGGCGTTGCTGACCTCGCGCTCAAAGGCGGCTTCTTCTTGGAAGGAGCGTTCGTTGGGGAAAAGCTGGGCGCGCATGCACTTCAAAAAGCTGAAGCTGCGGGCCTCTTTGTCGGTCAGGCCGATGTCAGCAGAAGCGCCGGCGATCGGCTGGGCAGCAGCGGCCGGGGTGGCAGGCTGCTTGGCGCGCTTGCCGATGGCGGCGAGCACGTCTTTCATGGCTTCGGTTTCGGTGGCACCGCGTTCGATCAGGCCCTGGGCCAGGTCGTCGGCTTTGTGCTCACGGCAGAGGCCGGTGATGCTGGCGACGCGGGAACGCTCATCGGCCGCAGCCTGAGCCTTCACCGCCTCGATGTCGATGGTCGGTTCCATGGGATCGATCGGGGGTTGGGTTTGGTCTGCGGCCGGGGCCGCGGTGTCGCCGATTGCTCGGCCTTGGCCAACGGTGGCGTCGGCTGGGATGGAAACGGTCGAGACCTCCATCGGCGTGAACGCTGTGACCAGCGCCACGCCTTCGCGCGACTTGAGGTCAAGCGGCGCGTCGATGGAGTACATGAAAGAGACGTTGCGGATGATGCCCGCCTCCCAGTTCTGCCGGACCTTCCATTCGTCGGAGCCCTCGGACTTGGTGTTAGGGCTCCAACGAGTGCGGACCATGCCGCGCCCGTCACCGTCCTGCCAAGCCTTCTCGACTCCGCCGAGAACCACATCGGGATTGTGATTCCAGAGCCATGGCGCCGCCCCTGAATTAAGGCGGGCCATGTTCATCGCGCCAGGGTCATGGCTGAGAACTTCCATCCCGAAGTAGCGCTCGACTGGCTCCTCTGACGAAAAGCTGAACTCGACTACTTCGGGGTCGTCCTCCGCGCGGCACCAGCTCGCCACCACCGCATTGCGGTAGAGCGGCTTGCCGTCGTGGTCGCGTTGTTCCATTGGCGCGGCGTTTCCTGCGCTCAGGCTAGGAAGTCCGATCTCGTCGCTCATACCGAAGCGTCCTCAGGGTCGTCTTCGAGGTCGTCGTCGGGGTCTGGCTCGCTGGGATCTTCCGGCTCGTCGTCCGTTTCCGGCTCGGCGTCGGGGGATCCGCCTTGCAGGTCGTCGGCGGGGTTGGTGTCAAACTGGATCCCCAGATCCTCAGCCCGCTGCACCTCAGCGGCGCGCGCCAAGAGCAGGTCTTCCAGGTCGCCGCCTTGCTCGGCCACGATCTGCGCCTGGGTCTTGAAGCCGGAGCGGACGAGATCTTTGTTGGCCGCCGCTTCCTTCTGCGGATCCACGAACTCCCAGCCGCGCGGGAACCATTTCACCGCTTCATAGCGCTCGGGCGCCAGGTCGTAGCCCGGGAGCTGCAGGGTGCCGGCGCCAACGGCAGCAGCCATGGCGCGCTCGAAAACGACCTGGCACACGTCTTCAATCATCCAATCCTGCAGGCTGCGCCAGAGCTCCAGCACCTCAAGCCGCTCGAGGCGGCTGCTGCTGTAGTTGGACTGGCTGTAATCCGCACTGACCGTGGGATACGGCACGCCGGAGCCGGCGGCCAGTGAGCGCAGCATGGGCCGCAGGAAGGCCTCGTACTCGGTGTCGGCGTTGCCTAGCTGCGGCACCGTGATGCTCTCGCCCGGCGCCAGGTGCTTAAAGACACCGGGCTCGAAGTTGGTCAGCCGCTCGCCGTCTTCCACGCCATCGCCGACGAGCTCGCCTTCGGGGCTTTCGATGAAACCCATCACGCTGGAGCGCGCGCGCTTGCCCACCACCTCGGCCTCCTCGAAGCCGGCGACGTGGTGCATCCGCTTGATGCTGCTGGCAAACATCGGGACACCCCTGGTCTGGCCGGGCCGCTCGGGGATGAACAGGTGAATGATCTGCTCGGCCGGCACGTCGGCAGCCTGGTAGCCGACGGCACCCGACACGTCGCCAGGGTGGCGAAGGCGGAAGCGGTAGGCGGTGGGCCGCCCCCAGCGGTTGACCTGCACGCCCATGCGCCATTCGATGCCGTTGGCATCAGGGCCAACGGTGTGCGTCTCGTCGCAGAGATCGGCCTCCAGGATCTCCAGGCCCAGCGGCGTGCCGCTGTTGCCGAACTGCTCGGGCACCAGGCGGATGAACACCTCGCCCGATTCGGGGACGGCAGCCATGGACTGGCGCAGGATCCGCGCGAACGACAGCTTGCCGGCGGCGTGGATGTGCTCCTTGCGGCAGTAGCGGCGCCACCAGGCCTCAACACGGTCGTTGGTTGGCTTGTCGAGCCGGCCGCCGCCGCGCACCATCGGCACCCGCGACTGCATCCGGATGCCGCGGCCGATCACGTTGGTGACGATCGCCCGGCGCGCTGCCTGCACGTAGGGGTTGTCTCTGAGTAGCTGCCTTGAGCGATTGCGGAGCCGCACCAGGCTGCCGTCGATCTCGGCGTCGGCGCTGGTGCTGCTCGTCACCCAGTCAGCCGTGAGGCGCGACACCAGGGCGCCCTCGTAGGCGCGCCGGCCGCGGCGAGGGGTGGTCGGGGGCTGCTGCTGGGGCTGCTTGCCCTTGCGCTTGCTCATCGCCCGAACCTCACATAGAGCGAGCGCGGATCACCCAGACCGGCGGCCACCTTCTCGGCGGCTTTCTCGCGGGCCACAATCGCCTTGAGCTGCGATTCGCGCTGCATCAGCTGGGCCAGGTCGGCAGCATCGAACCGACGAGAGCCGATGGTGTAGCTCTTGAACCCCTTATTGACGATGGCGCGGATCGCGGCGCGCACCTCATCGAGCTCCACCTGGGCCTGGCTGCGGCCATCGAACGCGCCGGGGCTGCCGGCGTAGCTCAAGCTGGCCAGCACCTGGAAGCTGCCAGATCCCACGGTGATCACCGTGGCGCCGCTGGTGATTCGGCTCTGCCAGCTCCAAAGGCCAGCATCAAAGGCGCCGGACGTGGCGGCGCTGATCGCCATGTTCCAACCGCCATCGGTGCGGGCCGTGCCGGTGACCGTGGCACCTTCGCTGGCGGTGTTGAAGCGCAGGAAGGTGGTGAACGTCCAGGCCGCTGAGGTGGCGGCGTTGCCGTCGAGGTCGAGCGCAGCCGGCTCCACCCATGCCACCGTGTCGCCGGCGCGGATTGTCGCAGGGACTGTCATGGCCTCAGGCTAGGAAGCCTGATCTACCAGCCCGACACGAAACCACCCGGGCGGGTTGGGGTGCTTGGGCGCGCCTGGCGCTGGGTGGTGGCCGCTGGCTTTGTGAGCTGCGCCTCCAACTGATCCCACATCGTGGCCCGGTTGTAGCGGCGGGTGACCAGCTGCAGCGCGGCATAGGCCATGCGCGTGCAGTCGCCGGCTTCGTCGCGAGAGCCAGCAGGTAGCACCCAGCTGTAGGTGGTCTGGCCTTTGTCGCGCTTTGGCATTCGCTTCCAGGGGAACAGCTCAGCCAGGAATTGATCGGTGCTGGCCATGCCGAAATGCAGGTAACCGGGGCCTGGTTGCTCATTGCGTAGGCGGCCCTGCAGGTGGTTCACGCTGGCGTCATAGCCGACGTTGAACAGCAACACTCCGCGTTTCGTAATGCCCTGATTCTTTCGATTCACATCCACCGGCACGCCGCGGCCAATCAGCGGCTTGCTTTTCTGGGGCGCGCCCTTCATTGGCACCCAGCTCAAGGTGCGGCCGCGGCACCAGTCGCGCACCTCATGGGTGGCATAGCCGCCGTCGTCGATGCCGCCCATGGTCAGTTTGAGCTCGGTGCCATCGGCCTTGCGCCATCGGGTCTTGGCGATCTGGTCGAGCTGGGCCAGCGTCTCCGGCTGCTGCGGGTCGCCATCAATCTCCCAATGGCCCAGGTGCCAGCCTTCCTCACCGCGGCCCCAGCCCCAGACCGTCAACACCAGCCGCTCGCCAGTGGTGCCGCCGCCGCCCTGCACGTCAACGCCAGCGGTCAGCAGCAGCACGCCATCGGGCACCGCGCCCTCGGGATAGCCGTTGCCTGCGGCTTCGTTCTTGCGCCGCTGCGCCAGGCCGTCGCCGGTGAGCTTGCCTGATATCGAGTCTTCCCACGGCTCGCCGAGCACCGTGTTGTGGAACGTCTGCATCGCGTCGGGATCGCCCTTGCGCATGGCGTCCAGGGCCTCGGCGTGCTCGCGCACCAGCACGGACCAGTCGGCCGCCGGGCTGTAGCTGTAGGCGGCCCAGATGTGGAAGCTCACCAGCCCCGGCTGCTGGCTCACCGCCGTGGGGCGCCACTCGCCGCGCTCCACCATCCAGCGCTTCTTGCTGTGCGGGATCGGCTCGGCGCAGTTCTCGCAGCCGTAGTGGCCGGCGCGCTCACCATCGCGGATCATCTGCTCCCAGCGCAGCACCTGCATCGCCTGGCAGAACGGGCAGGGCACATAGAACCGCCGCTGATCGCCGCGGAGGAACCAGTCCTCCGTCTTGCCGCCCTTGAAAATCGGCGTGCCGCCGAGGCCGATTTTGCGGTCCCAGTAGTAATCGGCCCGGTTGCGGCCCAGCTTGATCGGGTCGCCCTCGTCAAGCTTGGGGTAAGCGTCCACCTCATCGAAGAGCACCACCTTGCGCGACTTGCGCCGGAAGCTCCGGCCGCTGGCTGCGTTCACAATGTCAATCAGGCCGCCGTTACTGAGCTGCTTTAGAAGGATTGTGTTGCTGGCGGTGTTGCGAGCTTTGCTTTCGCTGACCAGACCACGCAACACCGGCGTGTCCTCAAACAGCGGCTTAATTTCTTCCTTCGAATAGCCCTGGCTATCATCTTGGATTGGCTGAACTATCATAATCGGGCAAGGATCTTGGTGGCTGAAATACTGCACCACCACGCCCAGCATCTTGGTCCAGCCCACCCGGGCAGATTTCATGATCGCCACCGTCTCCACAGCCGGATCGGTGAAAGCGTCAAGGATCTCGCGCTGGTACGGCAGCGTGTTCCACTTGCCTTTCTCGGCTGCGTTGCCGGTCATCACCGCGAACTCATCGGCGTACTCGCTCAATCGCAACCGCGGCGGTGGCTTGAAG